AATGGGAATCGGAATTTATTGATAATATTTCTTTTCTACTTTCCAATGAAAAAGATTTATCTCAAAAACAATCATATAAGCTACAAGAAATCTTTTGCAAAACGATGGAGGATTATGAAATATGACTAATACTGTTCACAGAGGTTTAATGAAAACAGCGGAGATCGATCCGAAAACCGGGCTAATCAATATTCAGTTTGGTGGTGCTGATTTTCATGCCACATTAAAAAAGGTAAAAAAACTTGAAGGGCGGGTATTTGTTCCACAACATCGTATCTGGACAGCCCCAAAAACAGAAGAAAACATTGACGCTCTGATGAAAGCCGGATTTTCTTTGATAGGCCCGGAGTGGAAAAAACGAAACGTCCCAATCGCTGTTCCACGAAAAAAGGTAGATAGAACAGATATTGATCCGAGATTATATAATTACCAAATAGAAGGTATTGAATTTCTTGAAGCTACAAATGGACAGGGTTTGATCGGTGACGCAATGGGCCTAGGGAAGACCCCCGTGGTTGTGTCCTGGCTTATGTTACATCCAGAGGCACGGCCTGCGCTCATTGTATGCCCAGCTTCAATTAAAACAAAATGGCAGCGAGAATTAAAAGAATGGGGGAATCTCGATTCTTATATCTGGCCGGATGGCAGTCAACTTGATACGGAGGGAATATTTGTAATCAATTATGATCAATTGATTAAATATGAAGAAACTGAAGAAGAAGCCGATTGGAGAAAGGAACAGAAAAAACGCAAAGAAGAGGGATTACGCGCAATAAAACGTGATTTTCTCCACGCTAAAGGAGAATTAAGTAGATTTCAATTTAAAGCAATAGTGGGTGATGAGATACATTATATTGCTAACGAGAGTTTGCGTACTCGTTATTTTATGCGAATCGCTCAATTTGCCAATCACCGCATATTTATGTCCGGCACTCCTATTCGCAATCGCCCCGCTGAATTTTTTAATACTCTTAACCTCCTTGCTCCTCAGATATTTCCGAACCGTTGGCAGTACCAAATGAGTCATTGTAATCCACGTATGACACGATTTGGATGGGTGTTCGATGGAGCGTCCAATCTTACGGAATTACATAATAAAATAACCCCTCTCATGATTCGACATTTGAAAGAAGAGGTACTAAAAGAATTACCACCAAAACGGAAAATGGTTATTCCTTTAGATCTTGATGATGTAGAAGCACGAGAATACTGGAACGCAGATGCCGAATTTATGGAATGGATATCAAATACAAAACAAAGAAAACTTGAGATTCAAAATCATATGGCATTGCTTCGACAACTTGCGTATCAGGCAAAGAGAAACAGTTTATTTGAATGGATCGATTCATGGTTGGACGAAAACCCTGAAGAGAAGATTGTCATATTTGGATACCATTTACATGTGTTAGATGATTTAGAAAAACACTATAACGGGCTGGCTGTTCGTATTGATGGATCTGTATCATCAAAGAAACGGCAGGGGATTATTGATCAATTTCAAGAAGATAAAAAGACAAGAGTTTTTATCGGTCAAATCAATGCCGCAGGAGTGGGAATTGATCTGACCATTGCTTCTACGGTAGTGTTCTCCGAACTTACTTGGGTGCCTGGGGATATGGAACAAGCAGAGGACCGGATACACAGAGTAACGAGCATAGGCAAAGATCATGTAGATATTATTTATCTTACGGCAGCGGGAACATTTGAAGATGATCTTGCTGAAGCATTGATTGAAAAATACAAAGTGGTTAAAAAGGTTCTTGATAATCACAATGATAGTCAGTTTTTCAGTGGGCAATATCTATTTGATAAAGTACTTGAAAAGAGAAGAAAGAAAAAAATTGCATGAGACAAAAATGGATTAAGAACATCACACTTATAAATGCTGATGTTATCGAGGGGCTAAAATCCCTACCTGAAGAATCAGTACACACTATGGTCACATCCCCTCCTTATTGGGGATTAAGAGACTATGGTACTGCAAAATGGGAAGGCGGCGATATAAAATGTGATCATTTACCAATAGATGATACAGGAAGAAATTCTAGGCAATCTAAGGGGGCAAGGGGGCATCCTGGAAGAGACCATAGAAAATTTTGTAGTAAATGCGGAGCTAAACGGATTGATAAACAAATTGGACTTGAAGACACGCCTGAAGAATACATAAATAAATTAGTGGAAGTATTTAGAGAGGTTCGGCGTGTATTGAGAAATGACGGAACCGTGTGGCTTAATTTAGGATCATGCTATGCCAGAAGTGGGAAAGCTGGAAATAATCCCGAATATTGGAAAAAACATAAAGAATTTGGAAAGTTGACCGGGGAGTATCCGGAAAGGTATGGCCGTGCTGTTTATACTCTTCCTCCAGGATATAAACCAAAAGACCTCATTCCTATACCTTGGTTAGTGGCAATTGCCTTGCAGCAAGATGGGTGGTATCTGCGCTCTGATATAATTTGGAATAAAAAAAACCCCATGCCCTCATCTGTTCAAGACCGTCCTACCATGAGCCATGAATACATTTTTTTGCTTTCAAAGCAAGCTCATTATTTTTATGACATAGAGGCAATAAAAGAACTTACTGTTTCATATGATAATTGTGTAAGAGATCAAGAAAATACTAAGTTGAACAATGTTCCTGGCAGGACAAAAATGGAAGGACTCAAAACAAATCAATATACTTATCGCAATAAACGCACGGTTTGGACCATTACTTCACAGCCTTTTGCCGGTACTCATTTTGCGGTTTTTCCCGAAAAACTTATAGAACCATGTGTCCTTGCCGGATGTCCGGAAAAATGTTGTTCGAAGTGTGGTGCCCCGTGGGAGAAGGAAATAGAAAAACCACAACCATCAGAATCATTACGAAATAAAAGGAATGGATTGAAAATGGATTTTCATACACAACAAATTGGAGGAGGACAAAAAATACAAGATTGGTATGAAACTCATCCGGCTAAAATAATAGGACATCATCCTTCTTGTTCATGCAATGCCGAAGCAATTCCAGGGGTGGTGCTTGATCCATTCGCAGGTTCCGGCACAGTGGCAATCGTGGCTGAAAAAACATATCGGCGCTCTATCATGATTGAATTAAGTGAAGAATATTTTGATATGATATGTAACCGCATTCGGTATGGGGTTGTGGAAAAAGAAAAAGTAGAACAAGTAAAAAAACGAATAAACATGCAATTATTGTCTCCGGAAGAACTGTAAATAGTGGATTGGTGATATAGAATAAAAAACATGATCAAACATCGAAGAGTATCACTAGATCATGAACGCAAATTGCTCATTCATTTAATTACCTCCACTGATTTTTTACGCGCCTTGTCTCCAATACTCAATGTCAGGCATTTGAAATCTAATTATTCTCGAATTATTGCCACATGGGTTCTTGAATATTATACAGAAATTGAAGAAGCTCCAGGCAAGGCCATTGAAGACATATATCTTGATAAGAAAAAGTTTATTCGAAATGAAGAAAACCTGTCTATTGTAGGAGATTTTATTGGAAGTCTTTCGGATCAATACATACAGGGAAATATTACTTACTCAATTAAACAAGCAATTGAATATTTAAAAAAACGATCACTTGAAATACTGACCGAAGAAATTACAACTAATATAGAATCCGGACGATTACTTGAAGCTGAGACATTGATTAGCTCATACAGTCTTGTAGAAGAAAAGAAAGTCAAAGGCATTAAAGTTCTTGACGATACCCAAGCTATTTTTGACGCATTCAATTTTGAGGCTGAGTATCTATTCCGACTCCCCGGTACATTAGGTGCTGCGCTCGGTCCTTTTCTCCGAGGTGATTTTTTTTCATTTCTTGCCTTTATGAAACGTGGTAAATCTCACGCTCTTTCTTATTGTGAAGAAGCCGCACTTGCTTCTGGATTATCCGTAGTTACATTTAATTTAGAGATGACTGATCGCCAGGTTTTGCGGCGAAAGTGGATGTCATTTACTGGACGACCTGATGTACATAAAACAATACGAATCCCATATTTTGAAGAAGATGAAGACGATCCGGAAAAATGGGTTATTAAATACCGAGAAGAAGAAAGAGACGGGTTCCCTTGTGAAATGAGAAGCATTGAAGCATTACAAGCGGAGGTACGCTCATTTTATCGTGGGAATGATTCTGTACTTATTTCCCTGCCCTCGCGCTCTGCCACAGTGGAAGACCTAGAACGCCATTTAATAAACCTTGAGCATTTTGAAAACATTTCTCCGGATGTCGTGATCGTAGATTATGCTGATTACTTAAAAGGTTCAGAAAGTAAAGAATACCGACATAAACTTGATGAAATATGGGCAGGATTGCGGCGATTGGCTTTAGAACGAAATGAATGCTGGCTAACGGCATCACAGTCTGATCGATCAACAGCTAATTCAGATATTTCTGAGGAGAACACTAGTGAAGATATAAGAAAATTAGCACATGTAACAAGTATGGTGGGGATTAACCAAACAAAAAAAGAAAAACAAGATCAAGTATATCGATTTGAATTACTTGTGCGTAGGGAGGGAATTGGTGGTTTTTCATTTGATCAGGTGCTCGCGCTCTCCTGCCTTGATGCCGGACGCTTGATTGTAGATTCACGTTACGCAAAAGAAGTAGAATACAATGGGAAAGGCGAGAAGCAGCGGATGGATAGGAATAACAAAATTTATTCATAAATGATTTTCGTGTATATAATGTAGTCATGTAAAGACAATGCAAATGGTTTACTGTGGGGATGTGTATGACAGAAGAAGAACTAAATAAGTTAATTAGTATGTATGCAAAAAAGCATGATATGGAAATTGAAAAGAAACCATTTTCGTTTGATGAATTACGAAAAACAACAAAGGGTTTTGTTTTGCATCATATGAAAATGGGGGCTACAAAAAAAATGTACATGGCAGCTATAAAAGCAATGCTATTATATAGCTTGCGAGATAGTCCTGCGTTAGAACAATGCACAACAAAAGAAATGATGATAGCCTTTCATGAAGAAGTATGGGATGAGGTAGAAGAGGAAATGAATAATGACTTTGAATAGACAGCAATTAGCCGACGCTCTTGAGAAAGCAAAATACGGACTTTCCAAAGATATTCCAGAGGGAGATTTATTTGTATTCAAGCAAGGACGAATATTCTCTTTTTCTGGACAATTTCTTTGCTCCATCCCATTTGACCATGAGTTTGATGGAACGGTCAGGGCACAAGATATAATCCAGATTATAGATAAATACAATTTTATCGATGAAATAAAAGCAGAAGAAATAGATGGACAACTAAAGATCCGGGCAGGGAAATCACGCACATCCCTTCGATTATACGATGATAGGGCATGGGCAATCATTTCTTCCATCTTACCTGCATTTGAAGACGGTTATACTGAAGTAGATCCGGAAATGCACAACGGCTTTATTCAATGCCTATTGCCAGATAAGAAAAGTGATTTTTCCGGTGTGTATATGGACGATGAAAAGTACCTTGCTACTGATCTTCTCGTTCTTAGTCGGTACAAGAGCAAATTAGAAAACCGTCCTAAGTTTTGGTTTGATCGTACTTCAGTTGTTGCGCTCTCTAAGATTTTAGAAATCCCGGACATACAATGGGCAATTAGTCCGGATGGGATGTGGGTTTATTGGAAAACCATATCTGGTGAATTATATGGCGCTCGGGGTCTGTCAATAGCACATGCTCCATTTGATAAAATTGAAAATGTATATGAACAAACAAAAGAATCTGATATAATAGCAACAGCCACAATGCCGGAAAATATTAAAGACGTGCTTGATCGACTGCTTATATTTGGAAAATCATCTAACAATGAGGGAATACAAATTCATTTCTCTTCCAAACGTGGAGTTGCCATGAGAACCGAAGGGATTGGTGGAGAAATTATTGAACGTTTGGATGCAGAAGTAGAATGGAATGTTAATGAAACAATCACCGGAGTACTTAACTTCTCTGCCTTTTCATATTGTGCAGCAAAAGCAAAAACCATGACTCTCGTAGGAAGCAAAGGAAAAGAGAAAGACGAACGGAGACATAATTATAAATTATTGTTTGAGCATGATAAGTGGTCGGGGGTGTGCTCCTTTACACCCGAAGAAGAAGAATAAATAAAAATGAATCGTCCTATAGGGTTTTTTGGGGATACCCCTCCCATTGTCTATCGGGGGGATGCTAAATCCATACAAAAGAAATCAAAGTTTTCAGGTAAAGAACTTCGATGCAAAGATTGCGGATTATACAAAACATGTGATTCCCCAAAAATACCTACCGTAGGACAAGGGCGTAAGCGTATAATGTTTGTCGGCGAGGCCCCAGGTGCTACTGAAGATCAAGAGGGGATTCCTTTCATTGGGCTTACTGGAACAATGCTTCGTGATGCTATCAAAAATATTGGATTTTCTGTTGAACGAGATTGTTGGATAGGAAATGCCGTTCGATGCAGGCCCCCCGAAAATGCTACACCAAAAACAATTCAAGTTGAGGCATGCCGCCGCTTTCTTTTAAAGGATATAGAAAAACACAAACCAACTGTTGTTGTTCCTGTAGGAAGCATTGCTTTTCAAGCCCTTGTTGGGCACAAATTAACAGGACGTGCAAATGTAGGTACATATGGAGCATGGGTGGGGGAACAGATTCCCGATCAAGAATATAAGATATGGATATGTCCAATTTATCATCCTTCTTATATTCTTCAATTAACAAAAAAAGCTAAAAACATGAAGAAAACTGCTGCTATGCGGATGTGGATAAAGGAAATTAAAGCCGCATTTACATTAGCAGGAACTCCCGTTCCCGATTACACATTGAATGAATCTCGCATTCAACAAATATTAAATCCATATGCCGTTGCCGATTTCCTATCTACACTCGGAGAGGAAGTAACCTTTGATTATGAAACTACGGGGCTAAAGCCTCATCGGTATGGGCAGGAAATCATATGTGTTTCTGTATGTGATGGAAAAAAACTTGGGGTATTCCCCTGGTTTGATCATCATATTTTTCGGACAGCCTGGAGAGAGTTTTTGTCTGATCCCAAACACAAGAAAATAGCACATAACATCCCCTTTGAAATACTATGGTCTGTAATAAAATTCGGAGAAGGTGTAGACCCTCTTATAGGTGATACTCTACTCAAAGCCCACTGCCTTCATAATAGAAAGCCGGTTAATGCTAAATATCTTACATATGCTAAGTTTGGAGTTGTTGGATATGATGATATTGTCGACCGCTTTATTAAAACAAATAAAGACGAAACAAAGGCATGGGGAGCAAATGCACTTAATCATATAAAAGGAATGCCTATTAAAGATTGCATGATTTATTGTGCACATGATGCATGGTATGAATTTCAATTACATAAACACATTCAATTAGACCCATTGGTAGAAGAAGGATATAAGTTTTTTGTTGAAGGAGCAAAAACACTTAGCGAAGTACAACAAAGTGGGATTCATTTAAACATGGACAAGGTGACAGAGTCTGAAGTAAAGTGCATTAAATTAAAAAATGAAGCATTTGGAAATATCTTTGACGCTCCAGAAATGGATAAATGGAATTGGAATGTAAAATTTGATCCAAATAAAGACGCCCATTTAAAACATTTATTATTCAAACGGCTAAAACTTGTACCTGTGTTGTTTACTGAATTAAGCAAAGAACCTGCATTGAGTGAAGAAGCACTTCTTGCCCTTGATTCAAAATTTCCAGCTTTGATTCTTGAATATCGAAGATGGTCAAAAGCCCTTGATTATGTATATCAATTCAAACGGGAACAGATAAATGGGAAAATATATCCTTCAATCAATCTTGGAACAACTAAGACCTATCGCACTTCTATAACTAATCCAAGTTTTCAGAATATTCCGGTTCGAGATGAAGAAGTCAAAAATGTCATTCGCGCTCTTATTGAACCATCACCAGGAAATAAAATAGTGGGCTATGATTACAAAGCCATTGAAGTCACAACGGCAGCAGTAAGAACGGGAGATAAAAATCTTCTTCGTTATGTCAGCGACAAAAGCACGGACATGCACCGGGATACTGCCATGGATCTGTTCTTTCTCAAAAAAGATGAAGTGACAAAACTATGGCGTTATTGGGCAAAAAATAGATTCGTGTTCCCTGAATTTTACGGTAGTTATTTTGAACAAGTGGCCCCTGATTTATGGAAGGGAATAGAGTCTGATTCTGAACTTATGAAACATATCAAATCCGGGGGAGTCCGCAATATAAAGGATTTTACAGAGCATGTTAGAGCGGTAGAAGATATATTCTGGAATGAACGATTCTTTCAATATTCACAATGGAAAAAGGAACAGATCGCATTATATGAAAAACAAGGATATATAGAAGTGCCTACCGGCTTTCGGTATTACGGCCCTATGCGAAGAAATGAAATAATAAATTATCAAATACAGGGGCCAGCCGCGCACATTCTTTTATGGTCTATCATCCAAATACAAAAACGTTTAAAACGTCCGGTTTTTTTACGTACCAAAATGATGCCGGAAATTCACGATCAGACCCTTTATGATATGCATCCCGAAGATGAAGAAGCAATAGACCACCTTGTGTGGCTATGGGGCACACAGCGGGTGCGTGAACATTGGGACTGGATTACCGCTCCACTTGAAATAGAAAAAGATTCAGGAGAAATAGACGGGGCATGGAATACAATAAAAACAAGGGGATATCTCACATCTGAAGGCGTGATTTAAGTATATAATGTGGTCATGAATAAAAGCCAAGATTATGAAATGCAATTTACTGATATACACGGAAAGACAATTATATTAAAAAATCCAATTATTATTAGCTGGAATATAGAATTCTATCCTGATCGATATGCTAACATCAAATCTACTGAATTTATTATTCAAATGACAGGAATATCAGGAAAAATTACTTTGGAAGAAACTAAACAAATTGAAGAAAAACAATCCTTTTTGCCGTTGGAAGAAATATGAGCTTATACCAAAAACATCGGCCAACAACATTTGAAGAAGTATTTGGCAACACGCAAACAATTGACGCTTTATACAAATTTACTCAGAAAAAAGAACGCCCTCATGCCTATTTATTTTCCGGTTCTTACGGCACAGGCAAGACAACTTGCGCTCGTATATTTGCAAAAGAAATTGGGTGTGATTCTTCTGTTTATGAATTAAATATGTCTGAGACAAGGGGAATTGATGCTGTTCGAGAAATGATCGATATGAGTAAATTTGTGCCTCTAGGCGGGGCACAGACATTATGGATATTAGATGAGGCCCACGGGTTAACAGGAGAAGCTGCAAATGCTATTTTAAAACTACTTGAAGATCCCCCGTCTCATGCGTTTTTCATTCTTTGTACTACTGAATTAGGAAAAATCAATAAAGGGATTCAAAGCCGTTGCACTCAATTTACGTTTGGACCTCTCAATAAAACTGAAATGAAAATGCTCCTTCGTTCTATTGAGAAGAAAGAAGAAATTGAAATCGATCCCGATATTCAGTTGGAATTGATTGAAGCGAGCGACGGATATCCAAGAAGAGCTTTAGTACTTCTTGAATCTATTGCATCAATATCGGGGAATGAAAATCGACATAAATATATTGAGGAGGTGCGAAATGAGATAGATATTGAAAGTCCGGAAATGATAGAAGTTATCCGGCAAGTTGTAAACGGACATTCTAAAAGTTGGAAATCCGTTGCTGGACGATTATCTATTATGCAAAAAAACAAAGCCGACCCTGAAGCATTGCGAAGGGGAATACTCACTTACATGAGTAAAGTTCTTTTATCTAGTACGAATATACAAGCAGAAAAGATTAGTGATAGAATGCGGGAATTGTCCGAACCTACATATAATACCGGCTTTGCCGGTTTGATAAATCAAATATACCGAGCCTTACAAATGGAGTAAAAAATGGCAAAGAAACCGTTCGACGATGATGACATTTTCGATGATGAAATCGGAGATGAGGAAGAAGAAATAACAGAAGAAGGAGATGATGACGCTGATGAAGAAGAATTTGACAGAAGTGACTCCGGAGAAGACGACGAAGAAGACAACGAAGACGCCGCAGATAACAGCGGAGACGACGAAGAAGAAGACAACGAAGCCCCAAAACAACCAGCAAAGCGAAAACCAGGAAGGCCCCCCAAAAAGAAAGCGGGGACGACCGCGAAAAAACGAGGTCCTGGACGACCAAGAAAAGAAGACCAAAAAAACGACGATAAAGAAATCGTTACCTTTGAAAACGAAGACGATGACGAAGACAACACAGAAACCCACGATATCCAAAGAACCCCCACCAAAGACAATAAAGAAAAAGCAGAAGGGCCAAAACGAAGACTTCCCATCGAAACCGAAGACGATGAAGACGACGAAGAAAAATTCATCGACAATGCCGAAGACCTCCCCTTCCGTGCAGATTACATAGAACATGATCCCGAAGAAGATCGGAAAATCAATCGTTACCGATTGGATGAAGAAGCGGAAAAACAAGCAGCGACTTATGGATTCTATGCTGACCGGCTGGCTGAGGCGAAATCAAATAGAGATTCGCAAAAAGCAAATCTTGAATATATTGAAGCAAAAGTAGGGCTTCAAATGAGAGAGAACCCACCAGAAAATATCAAAGTCACTGATTCTACTATTTCCAATCTTGTGTCTTGTAACGATGATGTTCAAAGTGCAAAAAATAAATATCTTGAAGAACAGGCATTGGTAAACAAACTTGAAGCAATTGTAACTGCAATGGAACATCGGCGCAGTCAAATTAAGAATCTCACAATGTTGTGGATTGGTGGTTACTATTCAGTTCCGGGATCATCTAGAGAAGATGAACAATCATCGAGAGTATCAGAAGCAATGAGGGATAAATTGAAAGAGCGGTCACGCGACCGATTCGAAGAAGACGAGGAACAGGAGGATTAAATGGGAAGATTTCAAAACAGGTATCAGGAAAGCGAAAGCCGTAGTTTCATTTCCTATATGAATTGGGATGAAGCGGGAGCAACAGAAAAAGAAATGTACAACCCGCCGAAATCCGGGCGCATGATGATTGATATTGTGCCGTATGTCATTGCCACTAAATACCACCCACTAGTAGCAAAGAAAAAAATGAAAGTAGGTGACTTGGATTATATGCTTGACATATATGTACACCGGAATGTCGGCCCCAACAATGCCCAAGTCGTTTGTCTGCGCAATT